GTACAGATAACGTATTCCGCATCGGCGGATGGTCTGCGTCTGACAATGCCTTCCAGATGGATGGCTCTGGCAACCTCACAATGCTCAACAATGTCACGGCTTATTCTGACGCTAGACTGAAAAAAGATATTGTTAAGATTGAAAATGCTTTAGATAAGGTACAACAAATAAATGGCTATACATATACTAGAACTGACACAGGTTCTAGACAAACTGGTGTTATTGCACAGGAAGTGATGAAAGTACTGCCAGAAGTTGTGATGGGTAGCGAGGAAACAAACTACAGCGTTGCATACGGTAATATGGTTGGTCTTTTAATAGAAGCAATTAAAGAGCAACAAGAGCATATAAATAGATTAGAAGTAAAAATTAACTTATTGCAACAAGGAAATTGAAATGGAACTGACCTATACTTGGAAATTAACAAAATTAAAAAAGACAGATGATCCGTCTGTAGAACTTAATGACATCGTTGTTCAAACATATTGGGAGTGCATAGGAACTGATGAGTTTGGAAATATTGGTGTTTTTAATGGAGCGACTCCATTTGAACCAGATAAGATCGATGCTGAAAACTTTACAACATACGAAAATCTAACTGAAGCTCAAATTCTTGGTTGGATTCAAGATGTTGTAGAAAACAATCCTGGATATAAAGCACATATCGATGGGCAAATTAAGAAGCAAATCGATGCTATTATCAAGCCAGTTGTTGAAATTGATGGGGGTGACTTCCCGTGGTTACAAACTGAATAATTATTGGAGAATATAATGTCAACAAATAATGAACTAGACTCAAAATTGATTGAAAACCAACAACAACCAGAAGTGTCGCTTCGCGTAACGGTTCAAGAACTGAACGTAGTGATGGCTTCGCTACAAGAAATTCCACATCGTATAGCAGATCCAATTCTGCGTAAATTGTTGCAACAAGCGCAAGAGCAACTAAAGTAACGATAAATGCCACTACAAACGTCAGGTACAATTACTCTTGCTCAAATTCAAACTGAATTCGGTGGTTCTAATCCGATCGGTTTGAGTGAGTATTATCGTGGTGGCGGATTGGTGCCAAATACTACTGCCAACGCTAGTATTCCCACATCAGGAATTATTAGACTTTCAAATTTTTATGGTGGTAGTAATGTCGTGTTTTCAGTTGTAATAACTGGAACAGAGAATACTCTAACTCAAACCACCAGTTCTTCTGATTTGAGTATTCGTGGTTTTACTTTAAGAACTGATGGGTATACCTATGATTATGCTAATTCTTCGGAATCAGTCACCTTTGCAAACTGGGGTTCTCCTGTAGGAAGCACTGGCGCGGGAAATAATTATTGGGCAAGGGTTACTGCAACAACAACTGATCCTACTCCTGGATTAACTCTTCAAGGAAGTGCACGTAATACTTGGTTACAATTAAATACTGCTAGATCGTTTGGATATAGAAAAACTACAACTGGAACGACTGGAACTAACGAAGTAGAATTTCAAGTAGAAATAGCAACAGATGCTGCTGGATCAAACGTAGTTGGAACAGTACTTTGGACTGTAAGAAGAACATATGTTTAATAGGATAACAAATGGCAACTACTCCTGTGACTCGTACTTACACAACGGGTACGGCTGCAACTGAAACTGCCCCTTCTGGCGCAACAAACGTTATCATCGCGGTCTGGGGTGGCGGTGGTGGTGGCGATAACAGGCTTGTCAATGATGCTGGTGATGGCGGACGTGGCGAAGTATCTTTCTATTACACATAAATAAATAACTAACAACCGAGATATATTATGAAAGATGATAATTTTGTAAAAACCGTCATACAAAATGGCGGTGTGCTTAGACCCATTGTGATACCAAATAATGTGACAAAGGGAACAGGATTATTCAATCCTTCCATATACTATGATGAAAAGAACGATCAGCTTCTTTTGAATCTACGACATTGCCAGTACACTTTCTATCATTCTGAGAAAAAAATGTTCGAACACGAGTTCGGACCGCTTTTGTATCTAAACCCAGAAAACGATATAACGCTAACAACAACTAACTATCTGTGCTATCTGAATGAAGATCTGTCTCTTCAGAAATTCAGTAAAATCGACACTTCAAAGTTTGATGTTACTCCGATTTGGGAGTTCGTTGGTCTTGAAGATGTTCGACTATTTCGTTGGGACGATAAACTATACGGCTGTGGTGTACGAAGAGACACAACACCGAATGGCGTTGGTAGAATGGAACTGTCTGAGATAAAGACAGACTTCATGGGTAATGCATCAGAGGCTTCTAGATGGCGAATCCCAGCACCAGGCGAAGATGATACTTATTGTGAAAAGAATTGGATGCCAATTTTAGATCAACCATATCATTATGTTAAGTGGAGTAATCCGACAGAGATCGTAAAGGTTGATCCAGTCAAAAAAACTTGTATCACTACCTACACAGGCAAGCATGATCCAACTGCTGGCTACTATAGAGGTGGTTCACAGGTACTAAATATAGACGGATACTACGTTGCTCTTACTCACACTGTAAGATTATTCAAGAGCGAGGCGGGTAAAAAGGATGCCATATACAGACATGCTTTTGTGGTCTGGGATAAAGACTGGAATGTTATCAAGTATACTGATGAGTTTTCTTTCATGGGTGCTGATGTTGAATTCAGCTGCGGTATGGCTGAATACAAAGGCAATATCTTAATATCCTTTGGTTTCCAGGACAACGCAGCATATGTTTTATCAGTACCTAAACAATTTTTGAGTGATTTTATTAATGGATAATCTGCAACGGATTCTTGAAGAATATATTTTCGATAAAGAAAACCCACAAAAAAACTATAATCTGGCTGTCGAATACGAGTCTATCGGTCAGACAGCTTCTGCCATATCTTTCTTTTTAAGAGCAGCCGAAAGAACACGAGATAAAGTTCTGAGTTATGAGTGTCTGCTGAAGATCGGTTTGTGCTTCGAGCGTCAGGGTAACAGAAACAATAGTGCACTTGGATCTTTCAAGCAAGCGTTGATGCTTCTACCCAATAGACCAGAAGCATACTTCTTGGTGGCACGTAACTATCAAAGAAATAATCTGCATGTTGATGCCTATACCAACAGCGTTTTCGGTTTAATGCAAGCCGATATTAAAGCCAAACCACTGTCTGGATATGTTGAGTATCCTGGCGAGTACGCCCTTCTGTTCCAGAAAGCAGTATCTGCTTGGTGGTGGGGAAGAGAAAACGAATCAAGAATTCTGTTCAGAGAGATAGCAGATAATTATTATGATGTTCTGGACGAGTCGCACTTCACTGCTGTCAAGAATAACCTACATAACCTGGGTATTGGTCCAGAGTGGGTGACCCACAAGCACTACGAAACATGGAAGCATAATCGTCTACGATTCAAGTTTAACGGATCCGAAAAGATGAAATACAGCCACGGACAGGCATATCAAGATCTGTTCGTGCTGTCAATGCTTAATGGTAAGACAAACGGCACATACTTAGAGGTTGGTAGTGCTGGTCCTTACTACGGAAACAACACAGCCCTTCTGGAAGAAACCTATGGCTGGTCTGGCGTTGGTATTGACTTTGATGATAACTTCGTCAAAGAGTATACAGCTGCCAGAAAGAATCCCGTCTTGAATCAGAACGCACTTACAGTTGACTATTCGAAAGTTCTTGGTGAGCTTGCTGCCGATGGTGTCGTTGATTACCTACAGTTGGACTGTGAACCATCGTCTATTACCTACGAGATCATGACCAAGATTCCATTTGATCAGTTCAAGTTCCGTGTCATTACCTATGAACATGATCATTACTTGGATATGACCAAATCATATCGTAAGAAATCACGCGACTATCTATCTGCGCTTGGTTACGTTCTGGTTGTACCAGATGTGTCAACTGATGGTCATTCTTCATTCGAAGACTGGTGGGTTCATAAAGATTTAGTCGAACCTGGTGTGATCGAGAAAATGCAGATCAAGGTCGGCAATATTACTGACGTTGAAAAATATATGTTCCCAGCAGTGCCATACATGGCAGATTTTGATTGGGGAGAAATCGCTGAGAATGAGTGGTTCCACGGTGTTGTTTACAACGAAATATTTGTAGATAACGTATACGAAAGATTTGTTTCTGTGGACGAAGGTGATGTGGTCGTTGATGTTGGAACAAGTGTCGGACCGTTCATCAAAAAGATACTTGATAAGAAACCAGCAATAATTCATGGGTTTGAGCCAAATAAATCTCTATGTGAAACCGCTGTTAAAAATGTTGGTGGTGATAATGTCAAGATTCACAATTTTGGTATTGCACCTAAAAATGCAACAACTCTTGGCGGTATGTTCGATAAAGATGTTATCAATATTCAAGATGTTCCAAAGGAAGTTAACTGCATAACATTTTCACAATTCATCAAAGACAACAACATCGAAAAGATCGACTTCCTAAAGACTGACTGCGAAGGCGGTGAGTATGATATATTCAATGACGAGAACTTTGATTGGATCATAAAAAATGTCAAAAAGATATCTGGCGAATTCCATCTTTGCAGCCCAGAGCAAAAAGCTCAGTTCAGAAAATTCAGAGACACTTATCTCAGACACTTTAGAAAATACAAAGTAGAATCAATTGATTATGTTGATATTCAATGGGATATGTGGAACGACAGCTTTATCGAGTTCTACTATGCGATCAATATCCATATCGACAATACGGAGCCTGTAGAGTTTGAGCACTGGAGAGCTACTGACTTCCCGACTATGGAAATCACAACTAACATCGCAGCCAAAGGTTGCGTAGTTGACTGCACCTTCTGCCCACAGAGAACCCTTGAGAAGGCATACAAAGGAACTCGTATTCTATCTCTCGATGATTTCAAAATGGCTATAGACAAGTTGCCTAAAGAAGTCCGTGTGACATTTGCTGGATTCACTGAACCCTGGTTGAACAAGCACTGTACGGACATGGTTGAGTATGCCCACGAAAAGGGACACCCAATATCAGTGTTTACCACTGCGGTTGGTATGACAGTTGACGATGTGCATAGGCTGAAGAAAATTCCATACGCTGGTAATCCAAACGGTGGATTCGTTCTCCACCTACCTGATCAAGAGCGTATCGCCAAACACCCGCTGAACAAGAACTTCATAGCAGTCATGGAAGCCTTCCACGAAGTCCAGCACGAGATTCAGAACTTCACCACCATGTGTATGAGTGATACTGTTCACGAGAAGGTCAGACACCTGTTCCCAACGTCCTATGTCCCTCAGTTCTGGGATAGGGCTGGTAACTTGTCTGGTGAAGGTTCCTTGAAGCCAGAGCTTGATAAGCTACGAGATAAATACCTTTCGGTACACTATAGTGATACACCAAAGACCTGTGGCTGCGTGGAAGATCTATACCACAATGTCATGCTACCAAACGGTGATGTATCCTTGTGTTGTATGGATTATGGGCTAGAGAACATTATTGGGAACCTGTTTGAACAGGAATACAATGATGTTGTTCCAAAAAGGCATACCTGTTTCGAGATGTGTAAGACTTGTGAGAATGGTGTAGACCCACCAGGATTTAAGGGTATCCCAATCACAATAGTGCAGTAAGCTAAATACTGCATATTACGGGAGATTTACATGTTACCATCATCGAGAAACGAACTAAAAGAATACTGTCTGAGAAAACTTGGTAAACCAGTCATTGAAATCAACGTAGACGATGATCAGGTTGAAGACCGCATTGACGAAGCCTTGCAGTACTATTGGGATTATCACTTTGATGGTACTGAGATGATCTATTACAAGCATCAGCTCACCGAAGAAGATAAGGTCAACAAGTACATTATTCTCCCAGAGAATATTATCGGTGCTGTCGAGGTTTTCCCAATAGGTGACCCGACAGTCCGATCAGACGATCTGTTCAACATCCGTTATCAGATCGCCCTGAACGACCTGTACACCCTAACCAGCGTTTCGATGGTTCCATATTACATGGTTATGGAACACCTGGCTCTGATTACTCAGCTTCTTGTTGGTCAGAAGCCAATTCGATATAACCGTCACCGCAATCGCTGTCACATCGACATGGATTGGGATACCGTCAATATTGGCGAGTATCTATTGATTCGCGGTTACGAGGTTGTGGATCCTGAGCAGTTCACTGATGTTTATAAAGATCAGTGGCTGACCAGATATATCACCGCGCTTGTTAAGCAGCAGTGGGGTCAGAACCTAACCAAGTTCACTGGTATGCAGTTGCCAGGTGGTGTGACGTTTAACGGAAAGCAAATCTACGATGATGCTACTGCTGATATCGAGCGTATGCGTCTGGAAATAATTAATACCTACAGCTTACCAGTTCTTGACATGGTTGGATAATAAATGGCGACTTCCGTCTACTTTAACAACTTTCAGTCTAGTCAAGAACAGCTACTGATTGAAAATCTGATTATTGAGTCTATAAAAATTTATGGGCATGATGTGTATTACATGCCAAGGATCCTGGATAATAAAGATCCTATCTACGGTGAAGCAACTTCATCGTCTTACGAGAACGCTTTCTTTGTTGACATGTATATCAAGAACGTCCAGGGCTTCAAAGGACAAGGCGATTTCATGTCCAAGTTTGGTCTACAGATCCGCGATGAAATCACATTCACAATCGCTCGTAGAACGTTCTCAGAAGAAGTCGGAATGTATGATGATTTGGTTCGCCCCCGTGAAGGCGACCTAATTTATTTACCACTCAACAAAAAGATATTTGTTGTTAAGTTCGTTGAACATGAAGCGATTTTCTATCAAATGGGTGCATTGCAAACCTATGATTTAGAATGTGAATTGTTCGAATACTCTGGCGAAACTTTCAATACTGGCATTCCAGAAATCGACAGCTTGATGGATGGTTACAATCCAAACATGACAAGCGAAGAAATGATGATGGAAGATGGGTTGGTCTTTATTGACGAAGACGGATTTCCGATTATCAATGAGGCATATGCTTTGGATCCGAACACATCTGATAACACAGATTTTGAACTTGAAGCCAATACCGTTATTGACTGGACGGAACTGGATCCATTCAGTGAGGGTAGATACTAATGTTTAATACCACCTATTACCACGATACCCTACGAAAATATGTTATCTACTTCGGAACATTGTTCAACGATATCTATGTTAATCGTGAAGTCGATGGCGAAGTAACACAGACTCTTAAAGTCCCATTATCATATGGACCAAAAGAGCCAATGCTGGCTCGTCTTGAGTCTGATCCAAACCTTAACAAACCAACCGCTATTGTGCTGCCCCGCATGTCATTTGAAATGACAAGTTTCAAGTATGATAGATCTCGCCACCTTTCTACAGTCGGTAAGCGTGGTAAGACAGCCACAGCCAACGAAAGCTTGAAGTATATCTACAATCCAGTACCATACAACATTGATTTCCAGCTATACATTATGGTCAAGAGTGCCCAGGATGGTACGAGAATTGTTGAGCAGATCCTTCCATACTTCACACCAGAGTGGACGGCGACTCTTAACCTCATCCCAGAAATGGCTATAACCCATGACGTTCCTGTTGTCATGACCGATATATCCATGCAAGATACCTATGACGTGAAATTCACACAGCGCAGAGCAATTATCTGGACGCTGAAGTTTACCATGAAGGGTTACTTATACGGTCCAGCAAAAGAAAGCAAGATAATCAAGACTGCAAAAATGAATCTGTATGCTCCATACAAGATCGAAATACCTCAATCGATTCTTGAAGGTGATCCAGATGAAACATTGACAATCTATCCAGGGCTTACCGCAAATGGTGAGCCAACATCTAACTCATCAATATCTGTTCCAATAAGTGAAATAAATGCTGATGATAACTATGGTTTTATTACTGAGTACGAATCTCTTACCCTATGATTAACGATCCAATTGCAAACAGCATGAATATGGCTCCGCTTGTGGTTGAGCCAAAAGAAGAAGTTCCTAAACCGATAGTGCCTTCTCAAATCAGCGATGATTTTGAAGAGGCTCGTAGAAACCTTCACAGCATTATTTCTCAGGGCGGTGAATCCCTTGAGGATTTGATAGAGCTTGCTAAACAGAGCCAGAACCCACGAGCCTATGAAGTTGTATCTACCATGATTAACTCCCTGGTTGTGGCAAACGAAAAGCTTCTTGATATACAGAAGAAAAAGAAAGACCTTGAGGTTGAAAAAGGTGGTCCGAAGACAATCAATAACACATTGGTTGTAACGACTGCCGAACTACAGAAGATGCTAAAGCAGAATGACCAGTCCCAATGAACACTATCTTGGTAACAAGAACCTAAAACGAATCGGTATACCTGTCGAGTTTACTTCCGATCAGGTTAAAGAATATGTGAAGTGCTCGAAAGACGCTTCGTATTTTATTAAAACATATATGAAGATCGTTCATATTGACCGTGGTCTTGTGGATTTCATGCCCTA